GAGCTCACCGCGAACATCTCTGTCATTGACCAGCGCGTTACCATCCAGGGCACCGATGACCTCCTCGACATCCTCCACTCGGTCTTCGGAACCCTCCCTTCGCGATCTGATAACGATGATGGGGGGGAGTTCCAAGGAGAAATTGAGGACGCGGTTGTCCTCGCTGACGGAAACGGAGAGGAATAGGCTCACCCGCGCCCTTACCCCTAGGACGACCGAATACACCAAAATAGGGTTGAAGAACCCTCGCCAGGTCTCGTTTCTGCTGATGAACGACGTGTTGGAGATCCTATTCGGCGGAGCTGCCGGGGGGGGTAAGTCGATTGGCCTTCTCGCGGCCGCGTCCCAGTTTGTCGATGTTCCCGGCTACTCGGCTCTCCTCCTCCGCCGTCGATTCCGTGACCTCGCTCTCCCCGGTGCCCTCATGGATGTCGCGTTCAAATGGTGGCGCAACACTGATGCTCATTGGGATCGACAGAACTACAACTGGACCTTCCCCAGTAGCGCCATTGTGCAATTCGGCTACCTGGCCCATGACGGTGATGAGGAGCAATACCAATCCGCGGCCTTCTCGTACATCGGGTTTGATGAGGTGACCCAACACACCGAGGAGCAATACACCTACATGTTCAGCCGCTTGCGAAGGCCCGAAGACATTGACAACGACAACCCTTTGGCCAACGTCCCTTTGCGTTTCAGAGCTTCGGCCAACCCCGGTGGTCCCGGCCACGAATGGGTCAAAAAACGTTTCGGGATACATATGGTTGGGACACATGCCATCGGGGTACGCACCAAGGAACGATTGTTCATCGCGAGTCGGTTGGAAGACAACCCCTATCTGGACAAGGAGACCTATGAGCGTTCCCTTGACCAACTATCCCCGGTCACACGCGCCCAGCTGAGAAGCGGCGACTGGGCCGCGCACTCCTACGGTGGCATATTTGACCCGGCCCACTTCACCGTGATAAGTGCCACCGATATCCCCGACCGTCGCTATTGGAAAGGGATCGTCCGCCATTGGGATCTGGCCGCAACCGAACCCAACGAATCCGACCCCAACCCCGATTACACAGTCGGGTTGAAAATGATTAAGACCACCATGCCGCCCACCTCGATACTCGAATACTTCCGCACCAAATCAGAACCCCTGCCCCCTCCCCCGTATTGGGTAATCCTCAATGTGGTCCGCGATAGGAAAAAGGCATCGGGGGTGGAGGACATGGTTTCCACCACGGCCCACCTCGATGGCCTCATGGTGCCCATCTCGATTGAGCAAGAACGGGGAGCGGCCGGGAAGTTGGCCATTGACTCCTACCGTCGCCATGTCGTACCTGGGTTCAAAGTTATACGTTTGTGGACCACCGGCGACAAGGTTGAGAGAGCCAAGTTGATCGCTGGGCCCGCGGGCAAAGGGCGCGTGTTTGTCGTTGACGGTCCCTATGTGGGGGCTTTCTTGGATGAGGTGGGCATCTTTAGTGGCAAGAAGGGGGTGCACGATGACCAAGTGGACGCGCTGTCCGGGGCCTATATCCAGCTCGAACGGATGGAGACGACAGGAAGTGAGGTACAGGGGGAGCAGTATTGATGCGGGAAGGCAACCCCGGTGATGACGGTGGTTCCATAGCTAGTATCGACACATCCCGTACGATCCTGCTCATCCCCTTCCCCTATTCACCCCTCCCAGGTTTCGATCACCATTGGGTCCTCTCCACTTTCCATCACACCTTTTTCATCGCCACCTACCTGTGCTCGCGATGCTCCAAGACGATGACGACCGACATCAGGACGCGCACCTTTACGTCTACTCTCCATCCTGATGATCCCGTCGGCGAGCAGTTCTAGGTAGGTAACAATGGTTTTCCCACTGTCCTCAATCGATTCCCCACTGGCCGTAACTGATGGCAATGACCTAGCCGATGAGCGACAGCGGATGGAGATTGTCACCGCCGAAATCGCGTTCCTCAACGCGTCCCTGGTCGAATACGACAAGTTCCGCGCCTATTACGACGGAAGCCAGAAGTTGGTCTTTGGCACTGAGAAGTTGAAGTCCGAGTTCGGTGACGCGTTCAAAGATTACAAGGACAACTGGTGTGAGGTGGTCGTCGGCGCGGTGGCTGATCGGTTAGAGATAGAAGGGATATTGGCCGGTGAGGTTGAGGAGAGCATTGGTAACGGTGACCAAGGTGACCAAAGTGACCAAGGTGACCAAGTTGATCTCTCCCCGTCCTCCCGCGTCTGGGATATCTTCCGTGACAACGACATCGACTCCCAACAGGCCGATGTCCACGAGGGTGCTCTCGTCGAAGGTCGATCCTATGTGATCGTCTGGCCTGATGATGATCTTGGAGCGCGTATCGACTGGAACCCTGCCCAGTTGGTCCGCGTCCGCTATTCCGATGACGACTGGCGACTCCCCGTTTTGGCAATCAAACGATGGGTGACCCCGGCCGGTGATATCCGCGTAAACGTCTACACGCCGGCGTTTGTTTACAAGTACCACCAGTCGCGGGAACAAGGAACCCCGAAACCATTATTGGAAGGTGTTCGCGCGACCATCCCCACCACCATCCTGCAAACTTCCCTGATCGCCCGCGTCGTTCCCAATGAGCCGTGGCCCCTACCCAATCCCTTCGGTGCCATCCCCATCGTCGAGTTCGCCAACCGCAACGGGTCCGAACTCCGCAACGTGATCGCCCAACAGGACGCCCTCAACTACCTAATGGTCTCATCTTTGGGCGCGACCGGGTTCCAAGCCTTCCCCCAACGTGTCCTGTTCACCGATGTCAAAGAGCCCGCAGGTGGATGGGCCAACTCTCCCGGCCGCGTATGGAAAGTCCCCCCCACTCTTGACCCCGACGGCAAGCCCGTGTTCGGCTCCATGGGGGAGTTCTCGGCCTTCGATTTGAGCGGGTTCCGCCAGATGGTCGAGATGCAACTTCAACACATCGCCTTGACCTCGAAAACCCCCGTCCGTATGTTCTTCCAAAGTGACCGTGGCGGTCGTGGTGATGCCCCCAGCGGAGACAGTTTGCTCGTTGACGACGAGCCTCTGTTGGACAAGGTTGAGATGAAGCAAACCAGGTTTGGGAACAGTTGGATTCGCGTGGCCAAACTGGTGGCCCAAGTGACCAATATCGCGCTCCCCCGTGGTGAGATGCGTTGGAAGGACCCCCGCGCCAAGTATCGGTCGTCGTTGTTGGAGGAAGCGGTCAACATGAAGAAGGTCGGCATCCCCACCAAATTCATCATTCGTACCTTGTCCTTTACCCCTGACGAGGAACGATTGTTGAACGACATGCTTGACCAAGAGGAGAAGAAGTTGGAGGAGCAGGCACGGTTGGAGCAGCAAATGGCCGTGACCGCTGTGACCCAGAAGACCCAAGGGACTCAACCAGCCCAACCGACTCAATCGACCCAATCGTCATCCACTCCCACCTCTTAAACCTTGCTTCTTTCTTCCCATTGCCCTTACTCTGTCCCAGAGCCCACCCATTAGACCCAGGAGGTACAGGTGGACGACAGAGTGAAAACATCTTTGCCCTCACCTATACACAACGTTCTTTGGTGTGAGGACGACGCTCACGTCAACCTTGTGGCGCGCCTTTTGACCACTCCTCTCCGCGGTGCCGATGGGGAAGGGGCAGGGGGTCAGGGGACGACTACCGCGACACAGGGGGCGCCTGCTGGGAACGGTCAAAGCACAGGTGTCGTCGATGTCGCTACCGGTGTCCCTCTTGTCGCTCCTCCCGACGACACCGATGACCTTGATCTCCTTGACCCCACCGCCACTCGCACCTATACCTTGGCCCAGTACCGCAAGGCCATTGACGAATCCAAAAAGTACCGTCAGCGTGCCCAGATCGCGGAAGGGGAGTTGACCAAGTTCCGCGAGAAGGATATGTCTGAGATCGAGAAGGCCAATAGTCGTGCTGCCATGGCCGAGACCCAAAACGCCGAACTCAAGGCACAACTCCAAGCCGAGCGAGTGGGCCGGGTAATCATCACTGAGGCCGGCGATTTCGCCGATCCTTCCGATGTCATCCTCCACATCGACCTCACTGATCTCAAGATGTCCGATGATGGTCTTCCCGACTCCAGAGCTCTCAAAGCCGCCATCAAGCGCCTCGCCACCGAGAAGCCATACCTGTTGAAGTCAACGACAGGTGTTAGTGGTTCCGGTGACGGTGGTGCCCGTGGCGGGACTCCTCCACCAATCGACTACGACAAGTATTACCAGGACAGAGGGATGGTCGCGATTCCGAGATGAAGGGGTGACAGTAAGTTACCCAGTGAGTTGACCGGCATGGCCCACTCGACCCACTCGACCCCGCAACCCCGCTCACCCTGACCAAACAAGGAAACACATGTGGCTCGCATATCGGAAGCTCCCGAAGGTGGGAAGTTTCGTTGCAAAGCCTCCGCTGGTCTTGCAGGAGTAGCGGGGGCCTGGGGTGACGGCGATCTCCTCGGCGTGTTGGTGGACACCAACGGCGAATTGGCCCTTGGCGGACTCGGCACCACTGAGGGGATCATCTGGACCCCAGAAGGACGAAAGGACTCATCCAAGGCCAACTACAAGCAGGTGCAAGGTGGCAAGTTCTACACCGTCCTGTTCCGCGGCATTCTCCATGATTCCTTATGTTGCTTCCGTCTGTCGGGAAGTTTCCTGTTTCGCCGCCTGGGCGACTTCCTGCGCCACCTTCTTAAGCAGCTCCGTGGGAACGGCGCCTTCCAGGATCCATTTGTTCCCGAGG